AGATCTATTCTAGCGGAACGAGAGTATATTATTCGAAAGAACAATTACTCCATCCCAGAAGGTCCGGTCATCTATTCGGTAGGTCAACCTCAAGGAGCTTTATCCTCATGAGCGATGCTTAATTTGGTTCATCATATGATGATCCAGTTTATAGCTGTTCATAAAGGGAAAGTTTCTCCAGGTTCTTGGTATCAAGATTATGTGGTTCTGGGGGATGACTTGGTGTTATTTGATAAAGAAGTGGCTGATCGTTACCTCTCATTGTGTAAACAATTAGGGGTTGCAATCAACCTTTCGAAATCTATAATATCCGAGTCAAAGCCAGTAATTGAGTTCGCAAAACGGACTTCATTAAATGGAGTCGATGTGTCAGCTTTACCTTTTAAAGAGATATTTTCTAATAACTCTTTCTTTGGTAGACTAAGCATATCTACTCGTTTAATTCGGAACCAATGGGGGAAAGATTTATTCAAATTGCTTATATTGTCGAATAAACGACATTTATCAAGCAAGACGGATTTAATCTATCCTCTAGTGGGTTTTCTAACTCAATTATATCAGAATAAGATTATTCCTCTGTCAAATATTTTGTCTATTATAACCAATAGAGATAAACCATTAGCCTTCTTCGGAAGAGATATCCGTTGAATGACTCCTGATTTAATCACTAAGGTTGTAAGACATTATATAAAAGAGGGGCATTTTAATACTAAAATGCTACCTATACGAGAAAGATTCTGATCAGAATTACACAGTAATACTTTTAAGAATATCATTCTACATAGAATATCTGATTTATCAGATCGTCTAAGTGTTATGAATCTTGAGAGATTACGTATAAATCTATCAGATCGGATGGTTACTAATCCAAAACTAGAGGCTTATTATAAGAACTTAGTTCTCCAAAATAAGTCTTTAGAGTTAGACAGGGCCATCTGCGACCGATGATATTGAAACGATCCTGCGTTCTTAGAGTTTAAGAAGATGTTTTATGACATAAATTATGTCTTTAATATTTTCTTTTTACAAAAAGGACAGAGGTACGAGAATATCAATCATATCCGTTTGGGTATGACGGTTGATCTAACGTATGGTACATTGGCTCTTGGGACTTTAGGTCCACAACTAAATTTTCTAAACAATTTTAAAAATTTAAAAAACTTTTATAATTCTAAAGAATTTTTAGATATGAAATTAGAGTCTCTATTAGAGTGTTTGGATTTTCTGACTAACAGAGTTACTGAATTAACATTCTTCTATCCAAAAAAGGATGATGATAATAAACTACAGATTGATAATCCCCTTAAAGTCTTAGACTTTATTAAGGATCTTATGAATCCAAAGTTTACTGTCAACTCCGATTTTGTGAAGTTTGATAATCAGTATATAGTATCTGATACACTAGTTGATGAATCCCCCGGATTCAAACCAAAGTTTGACTTTAGTATGAAACCTAAGATTAACATCAAGATCATGTAAAAGATCCCTGCTAATTTTCGGAACTTATATGTCTATA